CTATCGTACCTGACCTACTTGAGCGTGTCTGGGAAGTAGACAACAACAAGGCAACTGTTCTTTGGGAAATTGGTCAGCAGGGCGCCGTCTCAGGTGACTGCTTTATTAAGGTTGCTTACGAAGAGGCCTACCAAGATACAGCTGGACGCTTCCACCCAGGCCGTGTTCGTATCCTTCCGCTTAACTCATCCTTTGCATTTCCAGAGTTCCACCCACACGACCGCGAGCGCTTGATCCGTTTCAAGCTGAAGTATCGTTTCTGGGGCACGTCCCTAGAAGGCACACGCCAGGTCTTTACTTATACGGAGATTCTGACCGATGACACAATCGAAGAATATATCAACGATGAGCTTATTGATTCTCGCCCTAACCCTCTTGGCACTATCCCTGTTATCCATATTCCTAACATCCGCATTTCTGGTAGCCCTTGGGGGCTCTCTGACTGTGACCAGATTATCAGCATCAATCGTACGTACAATGAAACGGCTACGGACATCGCTGACATCGTTAATTACCACGCGGCGCCTGTAACAATCATTATTGGTGCTAAAGCATCTCAGCTTGAAAAGGGCGCTAACAAAGTATGGGCAGGTCTTCCAAAAGACGCTCGTGTTGAGAATCTTGAAGGCGGCGCTGTAGGACTTAAGGGCGCTATGGACTTCATGGCAATGATGAAGAAGTCAATGCACGAAATGGTTGGCGTACCAGAAACCGCTCTTGGTCAAGCACAGCCTATCTCCAACACATCAGGCGTTGCTTTGTCTATTCAGTTCCAGCCACTTATGGCTCGCTACCACCAAAAGATCATTCAGTACGCACACGGCCTAGAGCGTGTAAACGAACTCATCCTTCTTAACCTCGCTGTTAAGGAACCAGAGACGTTTACCTGGAATCCACAAACCAGCACAACCCCTCTTAAGCCAGGGCAGGTTCCTCAGCTAAACCCTGACGACCCTATTACTTACCGCTCTTATGTTCACTTCCCACCACCACTCCCACTGGATAAGTTGATCGTTCTCAACGAAATCCAGACCAAGATGTCTCTTGGCTTGGAGTCTAAGGAAGGTGCTTTGCGTCTCCTTGGTGAGGCGTTTCCTGCTGAAAAACTCACAGAGATTCGCCAAGAACTTATGGATGACGCAAAGGCTGATGGTGCTCTTAAGCTCCTACAGACCGAAATCCAGAATGAAATCGCATCTTTGACAGGTATGTTGGCAGGCCCTGATGGCCAAGCCGCTCCAATGCCTACAGGACCAGAAGGTCAGCCATCAGTACCTATGGGCGGCCCAACACCAATCTTGGATGAAGCAACAATGCTCAACCAAGCAGGCGAGCAGCAGATGCGAACCCGTCTGGTAACAGAAGCTTACGGCACACAACTTCCACAGAAGCGTGTTCCGGAAGACTACGAAAAGTAAGCAGTTTAGGCTGTAAAAATTCGTACGTAAGGCAAAATTGAATATACAAATACGTTAGGTCATATGTGACACGCCGCAAGGCATTCGGAAGACGACCCAGAGGATAAGGACGCACTATGTCAGAACTAGCAGAAGCAGCTGTCGCCGGCTTTGCCGCCGAGGCAGGAACTGTTCCAGTTGTAAACGTGTCGGATGTTGACGCATCTACTGTTACAACTACTCCTACTAAGTCACCAAAGTTTTACACTGAGGATGATCTAGCTAAGGTACGAGCACAAGAAAAAAACAAGCTCTACCCTGAACTTGAAAGCTTAAAGAACGAAGTTCTCGAGCTTAAGAAGGAACGGGAAGAGAAGGCCGCTAAGAAGGCTCAACGTGAGGCTGAAAAGCTTTCCGAAGAAGCATCTAAGCAACAGGCAAAACTCGAAGAAGAGTTGTCTGCTAAGGACCTTCTCAAGCTCAAAGAGCAAGAGTGGAAAGAACAGTTGGAGCGTGAGCGTAACGAACGCGAACGCGCCATCGCTCTTCTGGAACAAGAAAAAGCTTATGCAGATATGCAAGCTTACCGCCAGCAGCGCCTGGAGCAGGAACGGGAATCAATCATCCCAGAACTGCTAGACCTCGTGAGCGGTAATAGCCGCGAAGAGCTCGATGCAAGCCTTGAAGGTTTGAAAGAGCGCTCCGCAAAGATTCTTGAATCAGCTCAGTCAGCGATGACCGCAGCTCGTCGAGATATGACAGGTACAAGGGCAACCTTGCCACCTGCAGGACCACTGGAAACTAATTCGGAACAACGTAACTTCTCAGCTGAAGAAATTGCAGCTATGCCGATGAACGAATACGCAAAGTACAGAAGCCGCCTCATGAGCGATAGTGCTCGTGGAGTGTCTAAGGGACTGTTCGGTTAACAATGCTATACCCCTCAAACCACTTTAACGAAAGAGGAACCATTTAATGGCTTCAGGAATTACAGGAACCGGCTCACTTGCAGCCGCTCCAACAGCCTACTCAGGCACAAATACCCAGCTCACACAGGCGATTCAGCAGATTTGGTCCAAGGAAATCTTGTTCCAGGCTATGCCAATCCTTCGCTTCGAGCAGTTCGCAGTAAAGAAGACTGAACTTGGTGTTGCACCAGGTCTCCAGATCAACTTCATGCGTTACAACAACCTCGGATTCGCTTCACCTCTCGTTGAAGGTGTCCGTATGCAGACCAACGCTTTGACAGCACAGCAGTTCTCAATCACAGTAACAGAGCATGGTTATGCTCTTGCTGTTTCTGAGCTCCTCCTTAACGCATCATTCGATGACGTTATGGCCTCTGCTTCACGTCTCCTCGGTCGTAACATGGCTATCTACCTAGATCAGCTTTCACGCGACACGCTCTACGCAGCTTCTTCAACCATCTACGGTGAAGATCGCTCTAACCTCTCAGCAGTTAACAACTGGTACGCAGATGGCACAAAGGGTACAAACCGTGCTTCTATGACCGGCGCTAACTACTTGACACCACATACTGTCAAGGATGCTATCGAGAGCCTCGCAACCAAGAACATCCCTCGTTTGGGCGAAACCTACGTTGCATTTGTTCACCCACACCAGAGCCGCAAGCTCCGTGACAATCCTGAGTTCATCGAAGTTACAAAGTACGCAGCTCCAGGTAACTTTATGCTCGGTGAAATCGGTCGTCTCTACGACTGCGTATTCATCGAAACAACACAGGTTCTCAAGGTTGCCGGTGGTGCAGGTTCAGGTTACTCAGCTGATTCAGCTGTTTCTAACCCAACTGTAACTCCTGGTGGAGGATACACAACTCCTGCTACCCTCACAGGTAACGGAGCTTCAGACCGCTACTCAGCTATCTTCATCGGAGATAACGCTTTCGGTCACGCAATCTCACTTCCAGTCGAACTCCGCGATGGCGGAATTCTCGACTTCGGTCGCGAGCACGCACTTGCTTGGTACTCAATCTTCGGCCTCGGTCTTATCACCGATCAGTCTGTAATCATTGCAGAAACCAACTAAGTTACAACTTAATAGCGAAGGGCCCAGGGCAACCTGGGCCTTTTGCCTTTGTAGGGACTCCTTAAGGGCTAGCACTTATACTTAAAGCCTAGTCAACGGGAGATTGATTGAGAGTACTGCGTGTAATCGCGGCACTATTTGTAACACTACTTGCAGGTTTTTACCCACTACTAATCGCATCATCAGCAATTGCTGATAGTCCTGCCTACACATTGGCCGACTATCAAGCACAGGTTTCGTCTGCTCAGGCAGCGATAGCCGCTGACCAGAACGCCACACTTCTGGCTCAGCAGGCGCTTGACGCTGCCATGGCCTCTAAGGCTGTGGCAGATCAAGCTGTTACTGACGGAGCCACAGTACTAGCTGCAGCACAGTCTTCTTATGACAATAGCTCTGTTGCTCAAGTATCTCAAACGGGCTCAGGCATTCATGTAGATGTCTACAACAATACATATCATACGTTTTCTCCTAATCCTGTAAACCTCTGCCGATCAGGGATGCTTACTCAGATAGCAGCTAACTGGGGCAGTGGCTCTGTTGCGGGTTGCAACAATGACCATGTAACTATTCACTACACAGGCACTATTACTGTTCCAGACTCTGGCGCTTACAAGTTTATGAACATTGCTGATGACGGCTTTTACATGAACCTAGATGGTCAAACAATCATCAATGATTGGCGAGACAAGGGTTGCGGAGGTTCCTGGAGCCAGCCTATCCAGCTAGCTGCGGGA